ATGCCATTGACGCTGCGAAGCTGCTCCTGATAGCCGCCCATCTTTCGCGGCTTGGCCTGATACCAGCGGCACCACTGGGCATCGACATGAGTGCGCCGCGACAGCCGCGTGCCGTCACGCGAGATGCCGGGCTGCGACAGCATGAGCTGCGGCTGGGTGGCCGAGACCGGAGTAGGGGCCTGCGCCATCGCCGGCTCAGGTCTTGATGATGTGGCGGATGATCAGGGTCGGCTGGACGTTCGCGCCGTTGTTGGTGCCACCGTCGTAGGCATTGGTGCCGCCCGACGCGCCAAACGACGCAAAGCCCAGCGCCTCTCCGCCCGTGTTGCCGCTGATATTATGCTGGTGAAACGCATTGGCCGCCGCGCCGCCGCCACCCGTGACAGGCGTTCCTCCATCAAAAGGACCGCCAGTGTTGATGTTGACTGACTGTGCGCCTGTCGTAGTGCCGCTGAATCCGCCACCGGAAAACCACTGACCGACAGCCACGCCGATGGCCGGAAGATGAAACCCATAACTAGCAAGCTGATTGCCGCCGACCGCGCCCAGCACGGCGGAAGCAAAACCAGCCGCCGTGAGCCGGCCCGCTGCCCCAAGCGGACCCTGATTGTCGGCACCCGCCAGCACGCGCCCGCGCGTGTCGGGCAGGGTGAAAGTCGTCGCCGTCTCCGGCCCGTAGGTCGTCAGGATGGCGTTGTAGAGGTTGGGGTAGTCGGCCTTCAGTCGGGTCGATCCGTCGCACGGCAGCCACAGCGTCGAGCCCAGCGTGATGCCGCCGTAGGGCAGCATGACGCCCGGAGGAATCAGTTGCTGCAGATCGGTGATGGCGCTCGACAGAACGGCAATCGGCGTCTCGACAACACTGGCAGTGCGGCCCTTGGCGTCGACCGTGACCGTCGCCACCTTGGACGCCGTACCGTAAGTGCCGGGCACCAGCGCCGGCGTCGGCATGTTGGCAAGGCCGATTGTGCCGATGGCCACCAGAGGATTGGGCGACGTGACCAGCTCACCCGCTACCGGCGTGATGCTGGTCACCGTGCCGCTGGTCGCCGTGAAGGCGATGTTCATCGTCCCGGCCTGACTGCGCAGAATCGAGAACGTGTTCTGCGCCACGATCACGCCGGGATCGGTGCCTGAACCACGGAACGTCGTCGCAAACGCGCCGTTGGTGTGATTGTAGACAAACCAGTAACCAGTGCCGGTGCCGTAGGTGACCGTGCGCGCGCCGGTCAGCGTGCCGGTAAAATCCTGAACCTGCGCCGCGACCTGTGCCGCATTGAGGATCAGCTCACCCGTGCCGGCCAGATCAATCGATATGCCGGCAACGTTGGTGCTGATCGCCCGGCCGTAACCCATGGTGGCAAAGCCGGTACCGTAGCAGTAGACGACGCACGACTCGCCGGGGTTCAGAACCTTGGTCGGGTTGCCGTCGATGGTCTCGGCTCCCGACGGATCGAGCGTGACCGTACCTGACCCGGCGTTGATCTCGATGGCGAACCAGCCGTTGCCGAGCGATGCCGCCGGATCGAACGTGTGGGTGACCGTTCCGCCTGTGTTACGGAAGACCTGCGCTCGGCTCGACGCGGTGAGGTTGATGTTGCCGCCGGTCGCCGTGGTCAGCAAATTCTGGTCGAGCTTGGTGAGATTGGCGCGCAGGCCGAAGCCGGCGAGCGACGCCGCATCGGCCGACGACGTTCCCGCGCCAAGCTGGGTGACGTGCCATGTGCCGGCCGTCGTCGAATTGTCGGTGAGGTAGATGAACCACTGCTTGCCGGGCTGCACCGTGATGATCGTGTTGCCGGCGAAGTCGAGGACAGTGAAGGCGTTGGAGCCGACGTTGTTCCACAGGATGTCTTCGCCATTGCTGGCCAAGGTCGCATCGGGCAGCGAAAAGGTGTGGCCGGCGTTGGCGATCACGTCGATCTTGTCAGCCGTGACGTTGGCCCCGTCGAGCGCCTCGAACGGCCACTGCAGCAGGATATCCGACGCCAGCGGCACGAGCGTCGTGCCGTAAGCCTTGTAGCTCAGGCTCGACTGGTTGATGTTCTCGCCACCGAAGACGTTGGTGTAGGTGTTCATGACGAATTCCTGATCTGCGCCCGGTCGCTGGCCTTGGCGGCATCCTGTGCGCTGGCGCTGTTGAATTCATCGTCAGAGAGCTGCTTCCAGATGGCGATGCGCGAGTCGTTGCGGATGAACGGCTCCAGCGCCTTGAGGCATTCATAGAGCAGCATGTTGGGCACGAACTTGGTCAGGTAGTTCTGCTGGTTGCTCTCCCCAAGAAGGTCCGGAAGACGGTAGACGATGCCCTCGAAGGGGTAATCGTTGTCGGGGCACGGCCCGACGAGCCAGTGGTCTTGGTCGTAGTCGGCGTAGAAGACCGGCGCGTCGAGCCGGGTGTCGTCGGGATAAAGCGAGCGGATATACTCGTAGGATCGAGTGCGCAGCGTTCGCCGCTGATTTTTCTGGGGACCAATTCCAATGTTGATGGAGACGGTGTTACGCCAGCCTTCAGGCTTCGTAACAACGGGTTGGGCCTGCTGTACCGTGGAGGTGAGGACATAGCGATACCCCTGAATCTTCAGCTTGTCGGCGAGTGAGCGCTCGGCCCGGTTGATGATCAGCGGCATCTGGTAGTCGACCGTCGTGTCGGTGCCGCCGCCACGCTCCAGATACTGCTGCAGCGTGATCACGAGGTTGTCGTAGCTCATTCCGGTCGGAGCGGGGGTGAGGGCCATGGTCAGCCTGCCCGCAGCCAGTCGGTTTCATCGTCGAGCCATTCGGTCACGTCCGGTCCCGGTTCGAGTCGTTGGTCGGGACGGTTGAACGGCAGCTTGAGCGGATCGGGCGTGCGCGTCGGCAGGCGATAGGGATCGTACTTGTCGATGCAGCCCTCGCCGGGATCGCGGCACACCTTGAGGCCCGGCGTGTTCGGGTCGGACATGAATTCGGTCAGCGAGCGCTTGGTGCCGCAGCGGTCGCAGATTCCCACACCCAGCGTGCCACGGCCGGACGTGTCGAGGTATTTGGCTGCACTCCCGCTCATGCGTTGTAGGCTCCAATCCCCATGTCGTAGTTGCTCGGCGCGGGATCGCGTTCCTCGCCCTCGGCCAGCTCGACGGCCTCCTGCTCCTCGGCGCGCAGCATCGGGTAGCGCGCCATGTCGGCCTCCGGCAACGACCGGCAGAGCCGGCGCGCCAGCATCGAGGTCACGGCATCGTACCAGCGGCGCGGAACGTCGAGCGACTGCGTCGGCTCCGCCACCGTATCAATGTACTCGTTGACCCAGACGCAGAGCTGGTCGTAACGACTCGCCTTGTCGGGGACCTGCCAGACCATCAGATACGGCGCACTGAGGTCGCGCTGCTGGTACCAGTTTACCACCCGACCGGACGCCGTCTTGTTGGGCATCGAATTGTATTCGTCGAGGTTCCATGGATCGAGCGGGATTTCCGACGGCATGTAGCCGAAGAAAATCTCCGCGACGTCGAGTGCGGTCGTGCCGACCGCGCGCACGCGCCAGCCCAGCGCACTGGGCGAGCCATCGACGTCGCTCCACACCCACTGGCCAGCCGAAACGACTCCGGTCAACGCATCGACCGGCGTCCACGTCACACCCGCGTCATTCGAGTATTCAATGAAGTAGGCCAGCTCCATGGCAACGTCGAACAGCACGCCGAGATTGGTGACCTGCACCGGCTGCGGAAAGAACATGCCGATATTGCCATTAGCCAAGGTCTGGCTGCAGCTCGTCGCGAAGTCGTCGTCGAAAGCCGCCGCCGCGTTGCCGTCGGGCACCCCGAGATGATCTGTGCTGAACGGGATGCCGCCGGTATAGCGCGCCAGCGAACGCCGGGTCAGTCGGTTGACCAGATCGATGCCGGGCGGCAGCGGCACGCGCATCTCGTTCTCGTAGACCGGCAGGATGATGCGCTGGCGCTTCCACAGTTGGACACCCCGGTTGATCAGGGCCGGCAGCATGAGATTGAGCTGGTCGAGCGACTTCTCGACGATTTCCGAAGTGAGCTGCACCGGCTTGATGCCACAACGACTCGTCGCCTCCTCGATCAGCTCGCGCGCCGTAAAGGGTCGGAGTTGTCCGGAGTTGCTGGCGGAGGTCATCAGTACAGCGGGCTCCCAATCGCGGTCATATAGGTGTTGATCGCCGTCGACAGGTTGGCGGCGTCAGTCGCCGTCAAATTGGTGCCCATGAACCACGCGGATATGATGCCGGTATCATAGGCATAGATGGTGGCATTGTCGGTGTTTCGATAGGCTCCGAGGATGAAGCTGTAGGGCAGCGGCGTGGCCGAAGCCACAGTGTTGGTGCCAATCGACACGCCATTGCGATAAATTGCGTTTGCCGATGGACCGGACCGGTTGGCGTGCCAGAAACCCTTGGTGTCGGTCTGCGTCCAACTTAGACCGCCCGCGAAGATCGAACTGGTATTGGGCGAGTAGAGCGTCACGCCGGGCGCACCCGTCGTTTCGATATACAATCCGCTGCCGCCCACGCTCTGCGTCGATCCAATGGCCACCACGTCGGCCCCGGCGACCCGCGCCGTCAACATGCCGACACCGAAACCCAGCGTGTCCTGCGACGACACAGGCGGCACGCCATTGGTGTCGACGTAGTTGCCGGTCGCGCTGGCGTAGCCCTGATCGACGGTGAAAGTCGGCGCGGCGACAATCGTGATCAGCGTATTGGTGACGAGATCGACTCTGGCCGAAGCCACGTTCTCGGCCGCCAAGATGCCGAGCCGCAACAGCTTGGGCATGACGCCCGTGCTGACCAGCAAGGCGAACAGGTTGTTGTAGAGCGTCTGACGCGGAGCCGACACGGTGCCGCCGGCCGCCGTGACGGCAGAGAAAAACGACGACGCCGTTCCACTGGAATACTGCACAGGCGTCGCCGGTCCATTCG